CAGTCAACCGAGGCAGGCCATGTCAGCGTGTGAGTGCCACCAGCAGTGATAATCAGGCTGAACGTGCCGACCTGACCTGACGATGGTGCGCCAGTGAAGGTGAAGGTTGTGTTGCCCGATGTGGATAGCGTGTAGGTATCCCGTGCGCCTACGTCCACCGATGGTGTGGTGCCCGAGAGAGCATCAGAGGTGTTGTCGATGCCAGCAGCAGGGATACGGAAGCGAGTAATGCTGTTATTCCCTAGCGTGATCTCGTTGGAGACTGTGGCGGATGATGCGTCTGCACCTTGGCCGATGACAATCTGGTTGGAACCAGTGGTTGTTGCATCACCAGCTTGTCGGCCTAAGTGGACATTGTTAAGACCCGTAGTCAATGAAGCTGACGAATCCATACCAAGGGCAACATTATATTCCCCTGTTGTTATACTGTGCCAGCCAGAGTTACGGGGGGAGATAAAAACATTCCCGTCTCCCGTCCTTGAAGATCCTGTGTATCCCCCTGCATTATACCCAATATATACGTTTTTCAGGCCTGTTACGTTGCGCCCAGTAGCATATCCAACATTTACGTTACCAGTACCAGAGGCACCTGAACCAGCCAAATAACCAATAGCTATAGCTTGATAGGCACTACTATTTCCACCAAGAATAAAAACTGATTCCGCTGAATTATGAGATGACCTTAACGATACGCTGTTGTTTGCTGTAGTATTCGCATCCGACAAATCACCCAAGCTGGTAGCACCGCCACTAACCCAATCATAGTCGCTACCGTTCCACGACAGAACCTCACCAGAGGAAGCAGTGCCAGTGTTCAGGTGGGTGTCAACGTCAGCATCGGTGTAGCCAGAGACAGCAACCCAATCGTAGTCTGAGCCTGTCCAGCTAAGATATTCACCAGTGGTGGCGGAGGAGGTATTGAGGTGGGTATCAACCAGCGGGTTTACATTGCCAGCGTCAGTTACGTCAGCCGTGGCTTCAATACCGTCGAGCTTAGAGCCATCCGCAGCAACGTCTCGGCCATCAACAGTACCTACGTTTACAATATTCCTACTGCCATCAATGACTGCAGTACCTGAAACTTTAATAGCCATCTTCGTGTTCCCTCACTATTAGCTAATTGTTGACACAGTGTCAATAGAACCTGTGATCTGTAGATCTCCTGAAGCATTAAGCTTCATTTTGTTCACACCACCTGCTGCAAAATACAGTGATCCGCCAGACTCAGTGATTGTCCAGTCTCCAAGGTCTACCGTTGTAGCTGTTACCGTACCAAAGGTTGGGCTGTCATTGGGTTGCACTGCTGTGTCTGCAAGTGAACCCTGAGCCGCTGTGGCATAGTCTGCACTGTCAAAAGCCTTAACCTGAGCAAGGTTAGTAACCTCACTGTCCATCAACGCCCCAGCTGCAGTTACGTTAGCTGTATCAGTCACATCTGCGTTAGCTTCAATACCTGCTAGTTTATTCTTCTCAGTCGTAGTGTAGCTATTGTCTGTGTGTACATAGGACGCATCACTAACAATGTTAGCATCATATGCTTGTACATCTACGCCAATCTCTACACCCAAGTTAGCACGAGAGGTTACAGCACTGTCTACGTCTGACAGGTTGTTGGCACCAAACATAGCACCTGCAGTGTCAAATACAGCGGCAGACCAAACAGACCCTGTATATACATACATAGTATCATTTACACTGTTGAAATAGATAGCACCTGTAAGGAGTGCATCTCCATCATTGTCTAGTGTTGGTTGAGACGACTTAGCACCGAGGTAACGATCATCAAAAGAGTCGTAAGAAGCTGCAGCATTTGCCTCTGATGTAGCTGCATTAGAAGCAGAGGTAGCTGCGTTAGTCTCTGATGTAGATGCATTGGACTCACTTGTAGCAGCGTTTGTTTCACTTACCCCTGCAGCAGTCTCAGAAGTTGCAGCGTTTGTTTCCGAAGTAGCCGCAGCCGTTGCACTAGAGGCCGCATTACTTTCAGATGTGCTGGCATTAGTAGCTGAAGTCGCTGCATTGGCTTCACTTACAGAGGCATTAGATGCAGAAGTTGCAGCAGCCGTGGCAGAAGAAGCAGCGTTTGACTCTGAGGTTGACGCATTAGAAGCAGAGGTAGCCGCAGCGGTCTCAGATGCAGCAGCCGCAGACTCACTAGAGGCCGCATTACTTTCAGATGTAGCAGCCGCAGCAGCACTATCTGCAGCAGCAACAGATGAACCCAAGATGGTATCAACGTAGCCTTTACGTGCAAGGTCATCATCAGCGGTAGGCGTCGATGTAGAGGTTACCTTGTTGGCACCCATCACAATAGCGCCTGTCATAGTACCACCAGACAGGCTTAACTTAGTGGCACCTGCAGTATCTACGTAAGCCTTGGTAGCTGCGTCTTGGGCTAGAGTAGGGTCACCCATGCCAGTGACCTTAGACGTAGCCATAGCAATGTCACCAGACATAGTGCCGCCAGCTAAGTCTAGCTTTAGAGCGTCTTGGGTGTCTACATAGCCCTTACGAGTAAGTTCGTCATCAGCAGTAGGTGTAGCAGTAGATGTAACTGCGTTAGCACCCATAATGATGTCACCAGTCATTGTGCCGCCTGCTAGAGGCAGCTTAGTAGCAATACTATTGGCAACAGTTGTAGAAAAGTCAGCATCATCGCCTAGCGCAGCAGCTAGTTCATTTAACGTGTCTAGTGTGGCAGGGGCTGCATCAAGGAGCGCTGCTACTTCATCATCTACGTAGCCTTTGGTAGCTGCGTCCGTGCTAAGATTAGGCGCACCCAAACCTGTTACAGTATTGCCTGACATAGTAATATCGCCAGACATAGTGCCACCAATAAGGCTGAGCTTCAAAGCATCATTCGTGTCTACGTAGTTCTTTGTAGCAGCATGTTGTGGTGCAGTAGGGTCCGTTACGTTAATAAGGGCGGTGCTTGTAAAGTCTACCGTACCGTTAACGATAAGATCATTCAGGGTAGTTGTACCCGTAACTGCAGTTACGTTACCTGTAAGGTCACCTGTTACATCTCCAGTGATGTCGCCAGTCACGTTACCTGTAACATTACCTGCTACGTTGCCTGTCAGATTACCCGTAAAGCCTGTGTTGGCTGTGATGTTTGTACCTACAATAGTAGAAGGTGTAGTAGAGCCAATAGTGGCGTTATCAACTGCACCACCGTTAATGTCTACCGAGTTAAGGGTAGCTAGACCTGATGTATTAACCGTAGTAAAGGCACCAGAAGAAGCAGAGGTGCCACCGATAGGTGTACCGTCAATAGCACCGCCATTAACATCAATAGTGGAGAAAGTAGATGTACCAGTAGAAGTGATATCGCCTGTAACATTACCTGTTACGTTACCAGTCAAGTCACCAGTTACATCACCAAGTACGTCACCTGTGAGGTCTCCAGAGAACTGCGTAGTAGCGCTAATCGTTGTGCCTACAACAGTAGTAGGAGTGGTTGCACCAATGTTGGTGTTGTCTATGGACCCTGCGTTAATGTCTACTGTCCCTAGTGTAGCAGTAGTTGCAGAAAGGCCTGCAAGAGTGGTAGCACCAGTTACGCCAAGTGTACCAGCTACTGTAGCGTTAATGTCTACGGTAAGCGTGTCTGTTTGTACGATACCATCAAAGTAAGCATTCTTAAACTGGAGTGAACCTGTGCCTAAGTCAATATCATTAGTTGTTACAGGATAGATAACACCATCTTCGAAACGTACCTGTTCAACTGCAGCAGCTCCTACTTCAGTGTAGAAGCTAGTACGGTTATTAGACGTATCAATTACGACTTTGTTAAGACCATCTACGTCAGCGATAAGTGGTACGTAGGAGCCCTCTGAGGAGCTACCATCATGCTTGTGGCCTGTGGTGCCGGCTGTATCATGCGTAAAAGCATCTCGCAGTGTGTTAAACTCAGCGTTAACGGGGGCCGAGCGTACAACAGCTGTAGGGATGATATCGGCTGACGACTGTCTTGTGTATCCGGCCATGCTTATCTCCTGTCTGAAAGACCGTACTCGACGGCCAAAGCTTGAATTGTGTGGGATGGTTGGTCTACTGCGGTAACGTAGGTAAGTGCTATTGAGTTACCAGAACCAGTAATGCGAGTTGTACGTACGGGGGAGGGGTCACCATCGTACCTGTCCGTAACATCATACGCTGCTGAACCGTAGTAAGCAGCAGCACCCTCTGTACTGACTGTATAGTTAGTTGGGTTCTCTACAGAGTTAGTACCATAATCGTAGCTAATACCTACATCGACTTCTACCGTACCCTCGGACAACATGAAAGTTGTAGTTGAGTAGTAGTTCTTACGAATAAGAGGATCGTCCATGTGTAGGTACGGAGTTTGGAATACGGAGAAGATAGGAAAACCATTGAAGTTCTGGCCGGACTCTTGGCGGTGGAGTGAGCCATTTGAGTCTCCGTGAATAACAAACTCTTCGTCAGCAATGTATCCAGAAGAGCCACAGTACACATCAATACCGATTAGCTGACTAAACTCAAATGCTGGTGCTTGAGTAGGGCCGGAGAGACGGAGAGCACCGATAAGACCCAAAGAGTCTGATGTTGGGAAGAATAGTCTGAACTGAGACTTACGACGAATAGAGAGTACTGTAACATCTTTTAAGTCTTCATTACTTGAATACTGATCGAAGAGAGTTTGCACAGGTTTAGAGACAGTAGCTAACTCGATGTCACCGATACGCTCCGTAGCGGAGATAGGACGCATACCGTCTGGTGACAAGAAGAGTAGGTCACCGTTAAACTCGATAACACTATCAGAGGAAAGACAACCGAGGCTGTTCGTTACATCACTTACAGTAAAGTCAGCGGCACTAGTCCCGTTCAGTCGCTTGATACGGTTATTGCCAAAGATGAAGAGTGTATTTCTAAATGCTTTAATCTGGATGATATCAAAGCCAACATTGACAACACCTGCCCCAGCTCCTGGGGAGAACTCAGTCTCATCGAGAGGTGCGCTAAAGTACAAGTTGTACGGATCAGCTGGGTCACCAGCTAAGAACATGTGGCTCCCAAAGGTCTCTGAGTACTTAGGGGCAGATGGTGCAGTTGCGTGTGTGATCTGAGAATAGGTAGTACCGTCCCACGTAGCTGCTGGGTTGATACCGTCAGTCATGATAAGACGAGGGCCAGACCAGCTCCAGCTAGAAAAACGTACACGGCTTACGCCTACCATCGTAGGGGCCCCCGTTGTAGTCGGTGTAGTCCAGGAGGAACCATTCCAGTAGTGGAAGTAGTTGTTACCTGAGGCTGGCTTACGGCAAGCGAAGATACCGCTGTTTAAACCATCAAAGACGAAAGCACCCAAGACTGGTGCAGCCGTCTCTCCAGGAACAACACCATAGTCAGGTGTGAACCCACTGATACGGCGGTACCCACCCCTTAGAGCAGGTTCATAGTTAATCATTGTAACAGAAGAACCGGGGAACTGGGCGCTCTGCGTTAGAGGATCTAAGTTAGTTCTAAGACCACCTTGACAAGGGATTGGAAAGGTCTTGATATTATCCATTAGTTACACCGATGTATCCTGAACTTCTAGGTGTTACTAGCATTGTTGAACGAACATTGAGTTCTTCGTCAATAAGAAGACGACGCATAGTGCGAATACCTTCTTTCAAAGCAGCCTCTTGAATCTGAGCTTGGTTATCGTTGCTACGGAAACGCATCATGTACATCATAGCCCCGTCAATGATAACGTGGTCCCAACGAGAAGGAATGATGCAGACGTCAGTATACGCTGTAAGGTCAGTAGGGTAGGACCAGTACACGTACTCTATCTCGTAGGCTGCGTCTGGTTTAGGGTACAGACCAAAGGAGGAACCATACGTCTGGTAGACAGAGAGGGGAGTAGCAGCTGAGTTATCTTGGTCATCCATGTGGCGGTACTTCTGAGTGTACTCCTCAAAAGTCATTGCACGTAGGCTCTTAGGTTCGTTATCAACGGAGGTAAGCTTCTTCAAGTAGAACGTATCCCAGTCTACCTTAGAGAAGTCTGAAGGGAAAGCATACGTTTTAGTGTCAGCTACGCAGGTCTCAGTGTAGGTTGTCTTAAGGAATGGGAACTCGTGCCCGTCCTGAAGGATTACTCTGATAGAGTTGTTGATAGCATCTTTAGCTAAGGCCTGCACACCTTTGACAGTAGCAAAACCATCACCAGCTGTATCAAGAGCCACCTCATTAAGGCGTCTTAGGAGCTGGTTGACAAGTGTTACGTATGTGGACATTAATGTCTCCTAATCCTATAATGAATAACCTCCTCAGAAGTCATTGACAATAGAGAGGGAAGAGGCCCCCGAAGGGGCCCCTAGTTAGTCTTAAGCGAGTGTGTCGCGGTCAACGTCAGCAGCAGCTTTAGTTGCTTCGTTTACGTCACAGACGATAGCCCATACACGAGCAGAAGAACCAGCAGTTGTGCCAGAGATAACTGTTACAGCGTCGATAGTGTCAGCAGCAGTTACGCCGAGAGTCTGAGTACCGAACTTGATGTCACCAGCAGCGCCAGCGTCAACGCTAGTGGCAGCCATGAAGGTTGTTGTGTCGTCAGCAACAGCTACAGTGAATGTAGTGATGTCTTCAACAGCGTCAACCAAAGTAACACCAGCAGCAAGTACGAGAGTACCAGCTGGAACAGATGGACCAGCAACCGTAGCGGAAGCAGTACCCAAGTTAACAGTCTTTTCGACCATGTAGGCCTTAGACTTGAGGGATGATGATAAAGCCATTGTATAATCCTTTCAAAGATATGACTGTAAGAGGAAGGCACCCCCGAAGGGGTACCCAGTCTAATTAAGCCAAGTTATACTTAGCAGTTACCAGAGCTTCTGGACGCAGGATCTTACGACCGTACAAGTGCATACCACGAACGATGTCAGCGAAGCTGTCAGGGTCACGGTAAGTTTCAGTCTTGTTGATTTGCTCAGCAGTTGCTACAGCAGAATCATGACCACCAACGATAACACCGTAGTCAGTGTTTTGGTTAGCAGTACCAGTAGTAGCAGCGCCACCACCGACTGAAGGCAGGTTGTTAGATACATAAACGCGGAAACCATTCCACTTGTTCATGACCAGACCGTTACGCAGACCACCTGAATCACCGAAGTCGGCGTTCAAGAAGCGGCTGTCTTCGTCCATCAGGACTTCGAGCATAACCGGATCGATAACCAACCAGCGGCCATCTTTGTCAACGTTCTGTTGGTCCAGCAAACGACCCATGCGGTTAATCAACATAACAGGAGAAGCGTAAGCTGTTGGCAGAGCAGTAGCACCAGGCAAGCGAGCAGCAACTGGGATAGAGTGATCCGCAGCAGAGCCAGTTGTAATGTTACCGAAAGAGTCTTTGCGCAACTTCATGGAAGTCAGCAATTCGTCTGTACCAGCAGTAGAAACAGCAACAGTGCCGTTTACTTGGTCATTGACAGTGTCACCAGCAGAGTGCAGAGCAGACTGTTTGTAACCTGACAGGTAACCCAGAACTTCTTGGTCAAGCTGGTCAGCCAAGCGGTAAGCCGCACGGTTGGTTGCAAGGTCCATGAAGTTAACGTGGCTGTGAGCTTCTTCGATATCGTCGATTTTGAAAGCAAAGTAGTTGGCTTTGTCAATAACGAGGGAGAAGTCTTCATCGTCAAGATCTTGAGCAGCGATCTGTGTACCACGAGCGTAGCTGGATACAGAGATTTCAGGCTCTTTAATAATCTTAACAGTGTCACCTTGTGAAGCGATCTCACCAAAATAATCAGAGTTGGAGATGTCGTTGCAGATAGCTTTCTTACGGAAAGCAAGTTGTACTTTCTTCGAGTAGATTACTGAAGAGAAGTTACCATTAGGTAGGTTGCCGTGACCGGCAGCAGATGTAAAAGCCATTGTATATATCCTTTTAGATGTTTGGCTTGATAAGTAAGGACGTATTCGTGTCCCAGTTAAGAGAACCTAAACAATCGGGATAAGAGGCTGATCGGTTTCTAGGGTGCTAGGTAGGTAACTTGCCAGCTAGTCTACGTAGGGCCTGTACTTAATCAGGTAAGTCTTAGAGATTATTAGCGTTCAGTAGTCTACCCCGAAGGGCTACTGTAGGGGTTTAACGGGTATCCGAACGAGTGGGGCCGTTAAACATCTACAGTTATACCATACTCAAACCCTTATGTCAAGGGGCTAAATGAGTAGGATGGTATTATCTTGCACGACCAGATATGTCATAGACAAACTTGCCTGAGGCCATTGCTTCTTGGATCTCGTCGTAACGATCTTCGAACTCTTTGTCAGACATCTTAGATACGACTGATTCCTTAAGGTGTGAACCCGCTTCGTTAGTATCAACGCCTGTACGGGTCTTCTTAGCTACTGTCTTAGCAGCATCCTTAGCTTGTGCTTTCCTAGCAGAAGGTGTCATGTTGTTGTCGACCTTATACAAGTCAATAACACGGATAACACTTGCTGCATCGTCTGAGTTCTCGTAGAGAGCATCACGTACCCACTTAGGTTGCTCATCAACCCAGTCATGGAAGGTGTCGGAGTCACGTAGGTCATCGAAGTCACTGTGTGCCTTACGAATCTGTGTCTCAGCCTTAGTCCGGGTAGCTTCATACTTAGCTTCATCGAGTTCCTTAAACCGATCGTCAGCTGCAGCAAACCGCTCAGCAGCCTTCTTCTCAGCAATAGTCTCTACAATGGCTGCTACGTCAGGATACCTATTAGCCCAAGCTTCGATATCTTCATCAGACTTAGGAGCACGGACTGAAGTAGGGTTAGACTCAAGGGCAGCGAAGCGCTCTTCCCATTCCTTCTCTTTGGTAGCCATGTGACGACGAAGATCACCGTAACGCTTCTTAAAGGATTTCTCCTCAGCACTCAGTTTCTCATCGTTTTCAGGAGCGTCCTCTACAGGCTCTTTAGCCTCCGTTGGTGCCTCCACTACCTCGTCTTCCTCTTCGGCCTCCTGAGGGGCCTCTCCGCCGTTCTGAGCAGCCATCAGTTTCTCAAGCTCCTCTTCGTCCTTCTTGATACGAGCTTGCTTAGTCGCGTGGTTACTTCCTCGAACCATCATAGCCTCATTAGACGTAACTTCTTTTACCATTTCCTTAGCCATTGTATATTCCTTTATGTTGGGGTCAGCTTATGCTGAGTGGCCTTAGTTAATTATATAGGAGTAGTAGGTAAGGGCCTACTTACGGCCCAAACCTTTCTTAGTTGTCTTTGGTTTCTGAACCTTGGGGGCTTTACCAGCGGGACGAGATACAAGTCCACCTTTAGCCATCCCCCACTGACCACCGGCACCTCTCGTAGCACCGGCTTTCTTTGCAGCCTCGTCGCTCTTTGAAGGGGCCTTGTTAGAAGGAGCAAGAGTTCGACCCACTTCTGCAATACTTTTACCAGAACCAGCGGCAGCCTTTTTGATTGCACTGGCCTTAGCCTTAGCCACGACCTCCGCTCTGTTGCTGTTATCGTCTTTGTCTTGACGTAACTGGGTAGTAGTCTTAACAGGAGTAGACTTCTCTCCAGCTCCACCTTTGTAGTCTGCAGCGGAAGGTTTCTTCGAAGTAGTAGTAGTAGTAGTAGAGGGTTTCTGCGTAGAAGTAGGAGTACTACCCACCATAGTGTTGCTACCGTAGGTCTTCAAAGCACTTTTAGTAAGGGTCTTAGTCGAGTCAAAGAACCCGCCTACTTTCACTCCATTCTCTTTAGCGAAGATACCAGCAGCTTCACGGATACTAGCTGCTTCCGCTTTCTTACCGTGAGACTCGAGTACAGCCGCGTTAGCCATAGCTTCAGCGTACTTTTGGGTCTTGAAGACTTTACCTAGAAGACCACCGGCAAGGCCACCTCCGAGGAGACTTCCGACACCTTCTGTAATCTTACTAAATAAACCCTTTTCTCCCTCTCCTTCTTTACCCATACCCAAGGTTGACATAGTCTGTTCTGTCAACGTTTCTGGATTGGTATAGTCGTACTTATTCATCCAAGCATTAGGGTCATGGGTAGGGGTTGGACTGTTATCGTCACTACCTCCGCTGGCCTGTTGGGCAGGGTCTTGGTAGTTAGGGT